CACAGATTCCCTCAAAAATGTTGTGCATGATGCTAAGTATCAATTATACAAATTAGCTTGTGAATATTCGCCACTTTATAGTCGCGAGTTGTATTCGCAAATTCCCCATATCAAAAAGAAATTAAGGGAGTCTTATGTTAATGGCCGCAAATGGCATTCCCCTGAACATTTTGGTATTAAGGAATTAACTGCACAATTAAAAGATGAAGTTGCTAAATATGGTAAAAGCACCAGACTATATATGAGTTTAGACTCTGAAAGTATGTATGCGCCACATCTGGCAATGATGTTGAAGCAGTCACTACATGGATTACACCACTTCAATATTAATGGTGTATTCGTTGAGATCTTCATTTACGCCCAACCTGATGAAGGTGATTGGAATTTTATTTGTAGTAAGGTACAACAAGCAGAGTTCCTACCAAATTATTTATTCTTTTGGATTCATTCTGATGATTCATGTGTTGTAGGCAATGTTAATGGAGATGTCATTCGTGGTGACATTGATGTGTCTAGTAATGACAGTGGGCAAGATGCCGCCGCATTTTCTTTATGTGGTTATTTACAGAGTTTGTTGGACTATGACTTGGCATGTGGTTTGATGAAGTTGGCTTCATTGCCAATTCGCATCAAATCTGCAACTACTGATAGTAGTGTCGTCATTAAGTTTGATGGTATGTTTGAACCTTCTGGGCATTCAAACACCTCTGTTTGGAATCATCTTGGATCAATTATGATAGCGCTTGGTATAACGTATCAGCTGACCACAAATGTTTGTGCGTCTATCGTTGAGAAGATCACCAAAGGCGCAGAATTGATCGGTCATGTTGTTACTTGGAAACCAGCGATCTGCATTGAGAAACTGCAATTGCTTAAAAATTCTTTTTTGAGTACCTCCACTGGGGAGTATGTTGTTGCAGCAAACTTAGGTAGATTGTTGAGAAATATAGGACAAGTTGAGAATTCCTTAACTTGTGTGCAATTGGGTATGTCCCACGTTGAATTTAGCGCTTTGACGCAGGTTGAACGTATGGAAATCTTTTTTGCAGGTCAAATTGAAGCATTAAAAAATGAACCTTCTTGTTCAATACTTGATGCTTTTCGTGAACGTTTTAATGTCGGTCGTTGCAAAACAAACCAGGCTGTTGTGGATTACCACAACAAGCTACTCGAGTATAAACCTCGTAGTTTAGTTGATCGTTCACACCTTGTCGTGGAAAATGGAATGCGTAAAAGGTATTCATTAACACAAGAGGATATTGACATCTTGGTTCACCAAATTCGTAATTTACAAATTGGTGATCGTTTGCGTTCTATCGCTGTAGCCAAGATTATGCATGTGGATTATGATATTCCGATTGATTTAGGTACATTAGATTCTTCATTGATCGACAATAATTTCGATCAAATTCATCTTGAACCCGAACAAAATAATGTTGCTAATAGCGACATTTCTGATGATATTTTCACATTAAGTGATGTGAGTGCATCAGTTGAAGACACACCCGAAGATAACTTGGAGGAAGTAGCCGCTCCAACAAGTATTTTGCATGTGATTGGGAATGTCTTCCTGGCTCGTCTTGGATGGTTTAGCTCTTCGCCACAGCTAAATCCGG